AGCTTGCCTGCTTCGTTGATGCTCTTGACGCTGCGGGCATCGACGTAGCGGTACACCAGTCGCGGCTTCATCTCGGCCAGCGGCAGCAGACCGAATACCTTGCGCAAGGACTTGAGTGCGACCACATTGTGCGCCTGTGTAGACGGCTCTTTTTGCGGCACGACCTCATATTCGTATCGGTCGAGCAGTTGTCCAATGGTTCGGATGTCATCCTTTCGCTCGGCGCGTTCCGCCCAGGTGCGATGTGCCTCAGTCAAGGTCGCGCCAAGCCGAAATTTTTTCTTGCCGTCCCAGTAGGCTTCTAGCCCCTTCGGCACTTGGAAATAGTACGCGCCGTGATCAAATGTCCAGCGTTGCGGCAGTCCGGCGTTGGCTTTGCTTCGCGGTCTAGGCATTGATCGCGTCCCAGTTAGGCTCAATCGGTTTTTTGCGCTTCGGCTCCTGCGCCTCTAATTGGCAGCGGAGTACAACCAGCGACCCATCTGGCCGCATCCGAAACTCGATGCCCATGTAGCGTAGCACCTGCGCCTGTGCGGACCGGAATTTTTTGCCAGTGAGTTCCCGAAGTTCGTCATCGGTCAAAATCATTGGAAAGCCCTTTCCTCAAGAATCTGCTGCAACCTACAAACCTCGGCTTTGTACTGCGCGAGCTGGCTGCGCAGGTTGCACCACTGGTCGAACATGCTCTCCACGCCGCCCTGATAGCCGCGCTCGTAAGCCAGCCGCTCAACCGCCTGCCGCATTAACTGTGAGTCGGTCACGAATTCTTCTCCTTCAGCTTGGCTTCGATTAACCCATACGTTTCCGCATCCCACTCGCAGCCTTTTTTGTCTGATGGGCGCTCAATGATTTCAATCCAGTCCTCATCCGTCAGCCCTTGCCATTCGCGCTGCGGCGGGGCGGTGCAGAGTGGGTTTAAAAGCTGCTCACCATTAGCAATCGCGTCCATACGAGATTTATAAATTCGATTTGTCTTGGCCAACCACGCCACCGGCTCCTGCTCTGGCTGCGCGAGTCGGGCGCGGAGTGCTTCGATTGCTTCTCGCGTCTGCTTTGGTGGCAGATCCCAACCGTCTGCCTCGTTATTTAGTGCATCCAGCGCCTGCTTCATCAGTTCTCTGTCGCTAGGCATTGTCCAGTCTCCTCAAACTCCACCGTGCCGGCGTGCTGGTACAGCACGTACAGTGAATCCGCTACGGCTTCAATGGGCAGCTTTAACGCTTTGTGATCTGCGCACGGGTGCGACAAAATGAAGTCATCGAACATGCACTTGACCACATGCAGCCTGTCGAGCATCTCGTGCCAATGGAATTGGTCGAGCGTGGGTTTGGTTTCGTCAGTCATTCTTCTCTCCTACCGGCGGAGTCCACCCCATTTGCGTAGCCATACGCGCCACTACGCTTTTATTAAATACATTGTCTGGAATTTGCAGTCGATCAGATACTTGACTGATTGCCTTGCGCAAATCTTCCACACATCCCGGCAATGGCTCTTCATCGCCCAGCCAAAGAAGTGCGTGTTCCATAGCCATTAAAGCGTCACGAAATATTTCTCGGTCAGTCATTCTTCTCTCCTTGTGCTTTGGCGAGTGCTGCGTAAACCTTGGTCACCACAGGGCATTCTTCTTCAAATGAATGCAGATGTTTTCTTTCGTGATGAACCATGACGCATTCGATTGGCATGGTCAATTCCAACGCTTCCACCAACTCTGCGTTTATTTCATGCAGTCGCATCAATTCCATCGCAGCCTCACGCAGCCTCGGTGCAGCGCAATCGGCAGCATCTCCCACGGCATACACACCATCCGCCACGTTGTCTTCAAAATCGTCTGCATCAAGCACGAGTTGCTGTGCCAGCCGCAGGGCTGTCGGTTGTTTGTCAGTCATCGCCGTCCTTCAGCTTCTGCAACCGCAGCCCGTATTCAGTCCGCACCACCTCCATTCCACCTTGTCGAATCGCTTCCATGACTGCCGTACTAGTTGTGTACTGTGCAGCTATCGTTGCTTCCTCCCACACCGCATCGACAAGAAAGTCGCTTGCCCCTGCACGGTCAAAGTTGATAAGCCGCGCCCACCGCTTGATCGTTTCCTTTGGCATATTCATCCCATCCCCCTCCCAATCTCAGCCGCTGCCCTGACGATGGCGCGGCGCGTGGCGGCGTAGGGGTCTCCGTGATATTCAATGGCCTCTATGGTTTCTGCGCTATGGTCACAACGAAACCCAATGACATGCGTGTGCGGCTTGTTCTCTAGTTGCAAATCAATGCACACATCCAGACCCAACTTCACTGCCAGCCGCAGCGCATCACCGTCATCGTCCAGTGGATTCCAATCACATCCTTGCTCGTACTCGTCATCGAAATAGCACCCGTACTCAAACGAGTAGTTCAACCCCGCCGCCTTCGCAGCGAGTTCCAATAGTTCGCGGTCAGTCATTGTTCTCTCCTTGCGCGGATAGCTCGGCACTGCTCGACGAATTTAACGGCATCGTTTCTCGCCTCATCAAAAGTATCGAAACCAACTTGATCGGTGCTTGCGACTCGGCATCCGTAAACAGTCCCCATGTATCCGCGCCACACCTTTGAATTGCGAACCTGCTCAAAACGAACGGCAGCAATGTCATCTTCAGTCGCCATTGCGTAAGCAGCTACCTTGTCTTGTTTAATAAATTCGTTCATTGGCTTTCCCTTGCGCGGATTTCTTGTGCCAATGTGTGCGGCGAGGGCCACTTGTGGCTATCCACTGCGTTTTCCCATTCCTCACACACCCGAGCACACGCCTCGCGCTCCTTAGCCACTGCCGCATCAATCGCTTCCTTGCTGGCTTCAAGAATCGCAGCGTCGTGCTTTATCAATATCTGCTTGATTAACCACAGCGCGTTTTCGCCTAAATGCTCGGCAGCTTTGCGTATCTGTTTGTCAGTCATACTGGTTCTCGCACTCGCAAGGACTTACTTCACAGGTCACGCAGTAGCCAATATCTCTGATCGCTGCAATCAGGCTCTGCTTGTACTGCGGCGTGGTCGGCTCATACATGTAAACAAAGACTGCTCGCATCAAATCGTCCAGACACTTGTGATGCCGCTGCCAAGCCTCGATGTGCTTTAAGTCCCGCGCCTTCCAGTCATCGATTTCTTTTTGTTGCTCCGCGATGACTCGCTCCAACGCTGCGCTCATGCTTCCTCCTTGATCTTTCGTGCGGCAAAGTGCCAGTAGTTGTTTGAGTGTTGCTGCAACTTGTGTATGTGCATGAACTTGTCGTGCAGACGCTGGCGCTCAGCGGCTAACATTCGACCGAGGTCGTCGCTATTGACGAGGAACACGCCTTCTGTTGATGTTTCTGGCAAACCTTGCTCACGCGCCATGCGGATAATCTCGTCGCGGGTCATAGTTCTCCCAATTGCCGTTTCAGGTCTCGATTAATCTTGACGAGTTCATACGTGTGATCGCACATCGAAATAAACTTCGCCTCGCGGTCTGCAGCCTTCGTCGCCAGGTGTTGCATGTGCCGGTAAATCTCGCCTGCCTCGGCAGGGGTCAGCACGATCATCGTTTCTTGCAGCGACCCAAATCGCAGGCGGTCAATCAGTTTGCAAATGTCGGTCATAGCTTCTCTCCCCGGCGGTTCGCATTTTCAGTGCGCCATGCGTCAATGACTGCCTGCGCAGCGATCAATCCCCACCGATTTGATTCATCGGCTTGTATGGCCTCCCTCATGGCCTCCAAGTGCTGCCGATATTCCGCACTTGCGTATGCTTCCCGCTCTTGGGCGGCGAGCGGCATATGCAGATGCAGTTTCATGACATTGCTCTTAACCGTTTTCCGAAATTCTTCAAGGTAGATGCGCTCGGCTTTGGCTTTGGCGGCTTTCGGACCGTGCCGCCGCAGATATTCGAGTGCGTTGTCGACCTGTTCATCAGTAATCATGATTTAGAGGGCGGGGTACTCGCTGCATCCGGCGTGTTCACGGCATCCGCTTTCCCCCGAAAAGTTATGCTGCTTCTCGTTCCACCAAAGCGTGGGCTTGCATATGGTGTGGTCTGCAAAGCCACACGACCTCAAGCGGCCTCGCGTAGTCAGGGTGATGAGCTTCGGCCTTTTGGCCGCATACCCAACACGGCATCGGTTTCAGCTTTCCTGACCGGATAGCGTTGCCGACCTTGACTTGCGCAGCCCGCCTCTCTGGATGCTTTCCCATCCACTCTTTTACGATCTCATCGCGAAGTTTCATGCGATGTGGCTGTGAAGCTCTAAGCCTGTCGTACTGGCGCACCTTCTCTATGTGTTTGAGTCGGTGTTCAGCGGCATCCTTGCGTGTGCATTCCTTGCATTTGTTCAGATGGCCGTCAGCCATAGCGGCGTGCTTGTAAAAAGCATCCAGAGGAAGCGCCTGGTGGCACTTGAAGCAGCTTTTAGACTGCATACGCCTTGCGCCCCTTGTACGGATCAGCGAACGGGATATCGTCGTAAGGCACATCGGCCGCTACCTTCTTCGGCTGCGGCTTGGCCGGCGCCGATTCCTGCGGACGCGATCCCAGCATCTGCAACTGGTCGGCGGTGATCTCGGTGCTGTACTTCTCCACGCCATCCTTGTCGGTGTACTTGCGAGTCTTGAGCTTGCCCTCGACGTACACCTGGGAGCCTTTTTTAAGGTACTGGCCGGCGATCTCGGCCAGCTTCCCGAAAAACGCAATGCGATGCCATTCGGTCGCCTCTTTCTGCTCACCCGTGGCTTTGTCTTTCCACTTGTCGGTGGTAGCAACGGTGATGCTGGCGATTGCATCGCCGCCTTGTGTGTATCGGGTTTCCGGGTCTTTCCCAAGGTTGCCGACGATGATGACCTTGTTCACTGATGCCATAGGTTGCTCCTGGTGGTGGTTATGCTGCGATGGCCTGCTTTGCTGCTTGCTGGTGCTTCTTGATTGCGGTGCGCTCGCTTGGCTCAAACAGAGACCACAGACCGGCTTTTAGGTCTGCATTTAATTCTTGAGATTCGATGTAATCCACTGCCTCGGCCATATCGCCGCGAGAAATGAAAAACTTCACTTCCATCGCAATGTCGCGAAGGATGTTTTGATCTTCGGGCGGCAGGTTGTCGAACGTGTCGCGGGCGACAGACTTCGCTGATACTTTGGCGGCGACCTCATGCGTACTCGCGTCGGCATCGTTGTCGCCTTCCGTGGGAATAGCGAACGCTTGCATACAGGCGTATTTGTAGGCCGCGCTCATGGCTTTGTTCGTCGCCTTGTCGCCCGAATCCATCGCCTCGCCATAGGTGCGGATCGTGTGCTTGCTGCCATCCTCTGCGGCGACCAGATCAAACTCGGCTTCGACCGTCACATAAAACAGCGCCGTGCCGCTTTTGTTGATGCGCTCATCGACCGACCTCGACAGCATCCGAGGCAGGATGCACAGGCCATGCGCTGCCAGCATCGGGGCGAGGGCGTTGTACACATCATCAATGCCGCGAAAGCTGTATCCCTGCGATTGGTTTTTGCGGTTCTTGCCGATGCCATCCTTGGCAAGTGCCGCCTGCACCTTGTTGATTGCTTCGTACACTTTCACTCGTTATCTCCTGTTCTTGTATCCACTGCTGCTGCAATTCCTGCTCAATCTGCTGCCACCAATCTGCGCCGCTCATTTCTGCCGCCACGCCAGCCGCATCGCCAGCAGCACCGGCAGCGAGTGCGAGCGATACAGCCGATACCGCGCCAGCAGCACGTTCATGCGCGTCATCCTTGCCTCCGCAGGCGCAGCACGCCTTTGTTCGCGTTTTCTGCCGCCTGGCGCTCGGCCTCTTCCTTCGCCTTCTTTTGCTCGGCGATGATTCGGGCGAACTTCTTTTTGAGGTATTGATCCTCTCGACTGCTGTGGTCGGCGGGAACGTAGCTGTGGTCTTTAATCACCTTCGATTGCTTTGTGAATCGCATTACATAGCCTCCAAAGTGCAGACGGCGATATAGCCAATTGAGAGCAGAGCGAGGATCAGGCGTGGCCTTTGCGCCAGCCAGTCATGGGGATTGAGCAGGACGCGCATTACCAGCCCCTCTCGGCCTGCAAGCGGCGATAAGTGTCCTCGCGCTCCTCGTCCAGCACGTTCTCGGCTTCCTCGCGCACCAGCTTGTAGATGTGGTCATCAATGGCCGCATACATCAGGTCGGCGATTTCCGAGCGCGACTTGCCCGACGCATACAGGCGCAGCAGGTCGTGAATGATGCTGGTGAAGGATTCGCCGTCATCGGCGATGTCCTGCGGTGCCCACAGGCAAGCTTCCATGACGCGGCTATGCGCCGCCTTCATGTGTTCCGGTTCGATCCAGTGCAGGTTGGTCATCTATGCCTCCTGAAAATTGCAGTACAGGAAGTAATCTACAGGTGTAGATTATAGATGTCAACAGGTGTGGATTAAAAGACGTAAAAAAAGCAGCAACGGGATGTGCTGCCACTGTGACTTGTGCGTTTAAGCCGGTTATTCAGGACGGTGCTTGCCGATGCGGATCATGATGGACTCTGGGTCGTACCGGCGCAGCAACTCGCCAATGAGGTCGCCAGAATCATAGTCGGCCAGTGCGGCCTTGGAGACGTTAAAGGTGCTATCCAGCCGAGCCACCATTTCATTGTTGCGACTGGACTTGTTCCGTTTTGCGGCTGCGTCGATCTTGTTTTTTAGCTCAGCTGGTAAGCGGATGTAGGTAGGGACAGCATTTTTCATGCACTGATAATAGTTGCACAAGTGCGATTACAATAGTTGCGCTTTCCATGACGAAAAACAAAGCAAAACTGATGCATCAAAGACATTTCATCGGTATAAAATTAGTTACCCGAAGAAACAAAATTGGTACAAAAAGTTTTAGCAAAGAAAAAGAAAACGTATACTGTATGTCCGTACAGTATTTTTCGCCGTTCCCCATAGGCTTCAAGCCAGAACCACGGCACTTTTTTGGAGGGGTGATGAATGCATCCGGTTCAAGAAACTCAATTGGTCGCTTGGCTTCGGATGCTTGATGAGGTGGAGCAGCTTTCGATATTTTCGCTAGTCGAAAGCCGCGCAAAGGCAAGGCTGAAGTCAGCCCCTGCGCTGACGCTTGTTCGTGGCGGGAGTGTGGAGCAGGCGAGCTCGAATGGCATCGAGGACGAAGGTTCGCCCATCGTCATCCAGCGTTGCATACAACGTTAAAAGTTCGCAAACTTCTGAAGCTGTTAAATCATGTTTGCTAACGGAGGCGTTATTGGCGGCCTTGTCTTCGATGCCGAAGATTAAGTAATCCAGGCTCACGCCAAACGCTTTCGCAATTTTGTCTGCATGTTCGGAGAACCGGCTGTTTCGCGTGATCAGCGCAGACAACGCTTTTGAGTCCATTTCCGGCACGCGGTCCAGCAGATCGATCTGTTTCCAGCCTCGATCCTCTAGCAGTTGCTTAATTCTTGCCCCCATATTCATGCGGCGCATTCTTCCACAAGTGTAGACCCTAGCTAACCACACCTGTTGATTTATTTAGTCCACAGGTGTAGAGTTGGCTACATGAAACATTCCACAGGCCAAATATCTTCTCTAGTTGTCAGCGCAGCAACAATCGCAGGCTCACAAAAGGCGCTGGCCGACATCCTCGGGGTTAGCCCTAAAGCTGTTTGGGCTTGGATTAATCGCGGCTCCGTGCCTGCTCATTACTGCGCTGCCATTGAACGTGCAACGAATGGGGCGGTAAGTCGCCGAGAGCTACGGCCAGATGACTTCCATCTGATCTGGCCTGACCTGTCTGAAATCGAAGCATAGCGGCATTTATTTTTATTGCAACTTGCTCCCATGAAACTACCGCGAACCGACTCCCGCAAATACCTAATCCTGCAAGCGTTCCTGCGCTCCGGTCCGATGTCGTTTGATGACCTGATCGCCAAGCACGGCATGTTTGGTGGCACGCGCCATAACCTGCGCAGCACTTGCAGCGACTTGGTGCAGGAGTACCTGCTGCAGATTGAGGGCGGCATCTATTCGCTGCCTCGCGTGGTGCGGATTCAATTGGATGACCAGCGCCGACTGATGGACAACATGAACCGCGAGTTAGGTGTGGCCGAGCCGCGAGTGCGACCGTTTAAGCCGCTCGATCTGACCCGACTGCATGACCGCTCGATGCGCCGGAAATCGACGCTCGATCGCGTCAACGCCGTCATGCATACGGTCGGCTCGGATGCCGGGAGGGGCTGGCGATGATGTTCCCGATTCCAGTTCCTGCCAAAGCGTTGATCTTGAATCGTCCGGCTATCGCGCTGCTGATCGATCTGGCTTGTTATGACGAAGAGCTGTGGGTGGCACTGGTTGCCGATGGCAAGGAAGAATTCGCAGAGCGCCCGTTCGTCGGCTATTTGCGTCTGCAAAAGCGGGTTACGCAGCAGCCTCCGCTAACCACTTATGCAGTAGTGGAAGCGCGTCCTGCATCTGATCCACCGCCCAATCCAGCATCTTTGACGACAATTTTTCAATGGCCTTCTCTGGGAGATTACGAACAGCTTTTGCAAGAGAGGAGCGTTCGTCATGGCTGAGATTCGCACTGCACTCAATCCGACTCGCCAGCAGTTCCGCCCATTGCTTCGCGTCGAGCCTGACCGTCACCACGCCAAGGACGGCGCTGAGCCCGCCATCGGCCTGCAAGAAGTCCAAGCCAGCAGCGGTGATCGACGATTCGCCGACATGTTCAAACGCGGCCCCGGAAAACGTACTCAGTTTCCGGTAGCCGCTGACCAGCAAACCGTGTTCGGCCAAGTAGCTGACGTTTACCAGCATGGCTCGCGCATCGCATACCTGATCGCCCAAAAGTTTCGCCAAGTCTCGGCTGCCATTGGGGTAGATCGTCGCCAGTGTCGACAGGATGGTGCGCTGAAGCGTGCGGTCGAGTGCTTGGGACATGGGCTTTCTCGTCATGTCGGTTGGGGTCGTGGCAGCAAATTTAGCACGCTCGATTGTGTAAGCGCAGCGCATTACAGCGCATGAGGAAGAGATGACGCCAGCCGCAGCCCAGTTACCCGAGTGCGATGTGTTCATCCATCACGGAATCTCGTTTGAGCGTACTGCATTTGCAATAGCTGCGCCGCTCGATCCGTCGCGGCCTGATGAATCTCTTGAATTGTCTGTGTCGATACGACGGGGATTACAACCGAGACAGCGACAGATTCTTGCTGACTACCTGTCGTTAGCGTTTGAACAAATTCGACTCGTTGCTCGTTCAGAGTGATTTTCGTGATGGTTATTGGCCCGTCTTCAAGCTTGATTTCCATGCTGGCTCCGTCGCAGGGGAAGGGAACGGCGACTGTAGCACTGGAGAGCAGAGCGTGACCAAGGCAGAGAAGGATTACATGCGCCGTGTGGCCGAACTGGGCTGCATCTTGTGCCGCCATCTCGGCTATGGCGAGAGTCCGTGCGAACTGCACCATCCGCGCACTGGCCTGGGCATGGCGATGCGGGCATCGAACTTTGATGTGATCCCGCTTTGCCCGCCGCACCACCGGGGCAACTTAGGCATTCACGGCATGGGCAGAAAAGCTTTTGAGCGGTTCTATGGCGTGACCGAAACCGAATTGCAGGAGCAGGTAGCTGCGATCCTGAAAAGCGAAACCGCCGTCAGCTCGTAACTGACAGCGGTATCTATCAACGCAACTAAAAAGGGTAGTTGGATGAATGCACAAATTATAAACAAGCCTTTACTCCTTGAGCAATTGCCGACCCTCGTTTATTCCAACGAAGGCTACATCATTATTAAACAGGTCTCTGCCGACGAAATAGATTTGGTTTGTATTGACCCCATAAACGTCGAAAAGCTTATCAAGGCGCTGAGATCAGCAGTGAAGGAAATGGAGGCGTAATGGTTAAGGTCGACATTTGGATGCCGCTCTACATAGCGGACTACCTTGCCGACACCTCCAGGCTGACCACAGAGCAGCACGGCGCGTACCTGCTGCTGCTTATGGACTATTGGCGCAACGGTGCACTGCCCGACAACGACGCGACTCTCGCGCAAATAACTCGCATGTCGCCTGATGCTTGGAGCAATGCTAGAAGCATTCTTCAAGCATTCTTCAAGCAATGCAATGGCATGTGGGTACACGAGCGAGTCGAGGCAGAACTGGCAAAAGCTCGCACGGAGAAGGAGTCATGGCAGAGGCGTGCCAAGACGGCAGCAGATGCGCGGTGGGCAAAGAAAAACAGCGAAGTGCCTACTTCAAAACATGCTTCAAGCAATGCTACAAGCAATGCGCCAAGCAATGCTCAAGCAATGCGTGAGGATATGCTTGAGGAATGCCCATCACCTTCACCTTCACCTTCACCTAAAACGTCAAAATCTTTTGGGCGCGCTTCCGCGCTTCCCGAAAACTTTGCGCCCAACGATGTGCACATCGAGCTTGCACAGCAGGAGCGCATTGACCTTGCCTACGAATTCCCGAAGTTTTGCGACTACCACGCGGCCAAAGGAAGCGTGATGAAGGACTGGAACGCTGCGCTGCGGACTTGGATTCGCAACGCATCGCAGTTCCGAAAACCGGGGCAGTCGCCGCCCTACCAAACCGCTGCCGACAAGTCCCGATCGATTGCCGAAGCACTGACAGGAAGCCGCCGTGAACGCCCGACTCCCGACATCATCGACATCAACTGACCGACTGCCCGAGGAATGGGTGATGCGCGTGTTCGATCACATGCTGTTCTCGTTCGGGAAAAAGTTCACCGACATGTGGGCAGCGGCTTTCAAAGCCAAGGAACTGGACCACGGCGGGGACGGGTTTGGCGGTCTGCGTGCAATGTGGGCGCTGAAACTCGCCCACCTATCGCCGCAGGAGATCAAGCGCGGCGTTGACGCACTGTCCCGCCAGCAGTATTGCCCGACGCTGCCCGAGTTTATCGGCCTGTGCCGCCCGCCGATTGACCCGCTGGCGGCGTACTACGAAGCCGTGGAGGGTGTGACAGCAAGGGAGCGTGGCGAGACTGGCGAATGGTCGCATCCGGCGATCTTTTGGGCGACGGTGGCTGTCGGCGCTCACGACCTCAAAGGTTCGACCTACTCGCACATCCGGCAGCGGTGGGAAACCGCGCTACAGGCCGAGATCGACAAAGGCGCATGGGCAGATATCCCGAAACCAATGATTGCCTTGCCTGCGCCGTCTAGGCGCGAACTGGACAAGCAAGTGGCGGCGCGTGTGCTGTCCGGTCTGAAGGATTTGACCCCGACCGGCAAATCTGACCACAAGGCATGGGCCAAGCGAATCCTGCAACGGGTGGCGAATGGCGAAAAGCTGCCGCTGGTGTCGGTGCAGATGGCAAAGGACGCTATCCAAGCAAGGGAGACCGTATGACCACAAAAACCCAAAACGAACAGGTGCTGGACGTTCTCAAGAAGGGCCGCGCCATTACCGCGCTCGATGCGCAGGAGCGATTCGGAATCATGCGGCTGGCGGCGCGTATTGCTGACCTGAAGGCAGACGGCCACAAGATCGTGTCGCAGAAGGTCGATGTGCGCAACCGCTACGGCCAGAGCGTGAAGGTCGCGAAGTATTGGATGGCCTGACCGATCACCAGTGGCGCTGCCTGGTGCGGCAAGTCTTGCACTGGACAGCTACGCAGCCGAAGAAAGCGCAGCAATTCATGGACATCGTTTACGGCAAATCACCGGAGCGGTGGCAGAGGCTAAAGCAGGACTGTCGGCGGCAGTGGGATCTGGGCAGCCGAGGGGAGTGGGGCAAATGGCTGTAGCACTTTTTGTACTGCTGATCGGTTTGCTGGCTGTGGTTGGCACGTTTGCCTTGGCGATCTGGCTGGGTACGTTGCTCGGCGACGAGTAAACGCAATAAACGAAAGGGGAAAGCATGAAAGAGGTCGCAATCATCACGGTGGACAAGGACGGCGACATTGCTGGCATCAAGTGGGGCAATTCGCTCGGACTGACCGAGGGCGAACACAAGCTCTACATCGACGCGCCGGAACCGGCAAAGGCGTGGCCGTGGAAGAAGTCCGAGGAAGAAGCGGGCGAGTGAGGTCAGGAGATATGCACCTGGCGTTACAAGCCGCGTGGCGTGATGGCGTGCTGGCCCGGCATGATTTTGGAGGGTTCGGGGATCGCGACCCCATCGCGGGCATAAACGGCCAAAGCCGAATCAAGCGCATCAGCTGCCTGCTGCAAAGCTTCGGCTTTGTCCTTGCCGAATGTGATGGCTTCCGGCACATCAGGAAACGTGACGAGGATTGTGCCGTTCGTGTCTGGCGTCAGGTTTGCCGGATAACTGGGCATGGTCTGTTTTCCATTAAAGGACGAGAGCAGTGTAGCAAGGTTGCTCTGATAAACACAATGGTGGCGGCATGAGGGCAGCAAAGGTCGATGCCAATCAGTCGGCCATTGTGTCGGCGCTGCGCAAGATCGGCGCAACCGTCCAGCCGCTGCACACGGTCGGCAAGGGTTGCCCCGATCTGTTGGTTGGCCTTCGCGGCATGAACCTGCTGCTCGAGGTCAAGGACGGCAGCAAGCCACCATCCGGCCAAAAACTGACAGCCGACCAAGTGGTGTGGCATCGGGATTGGTGCGGTCAGGTGGAGGTGGTCAATAGCGTTGAGCAGGCACTGATTGCGGTGGGAACGTATGGCAAAGAGTAAGCGCCCGCGCAAAGCCTACAAGCCGAGAGAGTTCGCGATTCCGATGACGATCCGGCATCCAGCCGAGGCCGACACCGATCTCGCGCTGATTCCGCATGTGGCGATGGAGCGGTTCAGGACCGGCTGCGGCGACGAGGAAGCGTGGCACACGATCACTTGCCGATTGAATATCGGGCTGACGCTGGCGCACCAGACCAATCAATCGGAAGCGTACTGGACGATTCATGCCGGTCTGGACGCAATGCGAGCGATATATAAGCGCCACCAAGACGCAGGCAAGTGGGGCGCATCGGGCGACAACCTGCGCACGATGGGGCAGGCGCTGGTGGTCACGGATGACATGCAATCGCAATGCACGCGCCGGGAATTGGCAGCGGCTATGCGGTATGTGGAGCGCGAGGGCGCGTACTAGGAGCGGACATGCAGGTACAGATAAACGGGCTGGAGAAGGTCGCCAAGCTGCTCAACCAGTTGAGCGGCGACCAGGTGCGCGAGGCGACGGCCAAGGCGATGACCGATGCCGCTTTTCAGGTGCGCAAAGCGATGCAGGAGGAAATCCGCGCCAGCTTCGACCGTCCGACACCGTTCATCCTGCGCTCGGTTCAGGTGGTGCAGGCCACGGCAGCGAACCTTGTGGCCGAGATTGCGCCTACCTACTTCGGCAAGTCCGGTATCGATCCGCAGCAGGTGCTGAAAGCACAGATCGAGGGCGGGCAGCGGCGGCTAAAGCGTTCCGAACTCGCGCTGCGCAACGCTGGCATTCTGCCGCCTGGCTACTTCACGGCCATACCCGAGCAGCCATTTCCCGGCTCGGATGACGGGCGAGGCAACCTGAAGGGCGCATTCATCGTCCGCATCCTGTCCTACTTTCAAGCCTTCGGCGAGCAGGGCTACCGCGCCAACATGACCGACCGGAAGAAGCAGAACCTGTCCCGCAAGAACAACGGACTCGGCTTCTTTGTCAGCTACGGCAGGCTGCGCGACAACCGAGCCAGCCACTTAGCACCTGGCATATGGGCAAGGCAGGGAACGCATGGAGTCGATGTCAAGCCGGTCATCATGTTTGTGAAGAACCCGACTTATAACAAGCGGCTGGACTTCGACAAGATTCTTAAATCGTCAATGGCACAGGAGCATTTTGAGAAGCGGCTGCGATATCGGATACGACAGATGGCGGGGGTGTGACTATGGATCGCGAAACGGTCATTCAACTTGCCAAAGACGCAGGGCTTGAGTTTACCAATACCGGAACCGTCTTTATTGGCGGCGATTTGAACTTGATGGCGTTTGCCCAACTTATTTCAAAAGCGGAGCTGGAGGAGGTTGACGCAATTATCTGTGAGCGCATGGAACAGTATGCAGAAAGCCATGTAAGGAAGGTAAAGAAAAAGCGAGCAAATCGAGACTCAACAACACAAGAAAAAATTTCAGCTGCAGCCGTTTTTCTTGTGCTTGAAGAAATTAAAGAGCGACGGCGCTTTCGATGGTCTTAACCGATCCCCCGTCAGCGGTTCCCTCCACAAAGGTTGCAATAAGGGTAATTCGAGCCACGCTCTCACGTTAGTGAATAAGAAATTGCATTTATTACCACAATGACCAAGAAGCCGACCGTCCGACAAATTGCCGCCGCGCTGGGGATTTCGCATCCTCGCGTGGTTGCGCTATCGAAGGAGGGAATGCCGACCGATTCGATTGAAGCGGCGGCGGCTTGGCGCGAGGCGCACATGAACCCTGCGGCACAGGTTGGGCAGGCGTTCAGGAATGGCGATTTGCCTGATGAGGATTTCCAGACTGCCCGCACGCGCCGCGAGATTGCCGAGGCGAGCATCGCGCAGTTGAAAGAGGAGGAGATGCGCGGCGAACTGATTCGCGTCGAGGCGGTGCGATCGGCCTTGGCTTCGCTGATCTCTACTACTCGCGAGGGCATCCTGCAGGTTCCCGCTCGCATGGCTCCGGTGCTGGCGGTGGAGACTGATCCTGGCGCGGTGCATGACTTGCTGATGGCCGAACTCAATCAGGTGCTGTCGCGGCTGGCAAGCGCACCGGCCAAGATTTTGGGAGCGTCGGCATGAGTGCGGTATTGGATGACCACCTCCGCGCCGAGCAGTTGGTGCGTGACCTGCTGGCGACCTACATCGCCCCGCCGCCTCGCCTGACCGTCACCGAATGGGCAGAGCGGCATCGCGTGCTGTCGGCCAAAGACTCTGCCGAGCCGGGGCTGTATCGCGTCTCGCGCACGCCTTATGCGCTGGAGCCGCAGAACGATCTGTCGCCTTATTCGCCGGTCGAGGAGGTCGTGCTGATGTGGGGGGCGCAGACCAGCAAGACCACGGTCGGAGCCAACTGGATCGGCTCCATCATCGACATGCAGCCGGGACCGCTGATGATCGTCCAGCCGACGATGGATGTCGCCAAGCGGTTTAGCCGCCAGCGGCTCACCCCGATGATTGAGGAGTCGCCTGTACTAAAGACCAAGGTCAAGGAAAACCGCAGCCGCGACGATGCCAACACGATCCTGCTGAAAGAGTACACGGGCGGCTTCATGGTGGTGGCCGGGGCGAACTCCGCTGCCGGTCTGCGCTCGATGCCGATCCGCGACATCTTCTTTGACGAGATTGATGCGTATCCGCTGGATGTCGATGGCGAGGGCGATCCGATCTCGCTGGCCGAGGCGCGGCAGTCTACCTTTGCCCGAAGAAAGCGCCTGAAGACCAGCACGCCGACCGTAAAGGGTCTCTCCCGCATCGAGGACGCTTACCTGCAGACCGATCAGCGGCAATACCACATCGCCTGTCCATCGTGCGGCGAATTGCAAGTGCTGGAATGGGGCGCAGACAAGGACTGGGGCATCAAGTGGGACAAGACTGCTGACGGCTTCCATCTGCCCGACACGGCGCACTATGTCTGCCGCCACAACGGCTGCATCATCCATGAGCATCAAAAGCCGCAATTCCTTAAATGCGTGGAACTGGGCGGCGCTGCCCGCTGGATTCCCGCCAAGCCGGATGCCAACCCGAGGAAGCGCGGCTATCACTTAAACAGCTTGTATTCGCCGCTCGGCTTTCTGTCCTGGCGCGAGCTGGTCGAGGAGTGGATCGCTGCCCGCGAACTCGCCAAGGTGGGCGACCAGTCGAAACTGCGGGCGTTCATCAATACCCGACTTGCCGAGACCTGGGAGGAGCAGGGCGACAAGGTCGAACACCACGCGCTCGCCCGTCGCGCAGAGGCTTACCCGATGGGTACGGTTCCGCTCGGTGCGCTGCTGCTGACGGCGGGCGTGGATGTGCAGCCCGACCGCCTCGAGGTGCGGGTGTGGGCATACGGTCGCGGCGAGGAATCGTGGCTAGTAGAAAAGCATGTGATTTACGGCGATCCGAACATTGATGAGGTGGTGACCGGCTCGCCTTGGGCGCGGCTGACCGAAATCCGGCGCACGCCGCTGCCGCACGCTGGCGGTGGGCAGATGGCGATCGAGGCGACCGGCATCGACTCGGGCGGGCATAACACGCAGGCGGTCTACATGTACTGCCGCGCTCACGCGCATGAACACTGCCTGGCGCTAAAAGGCGCATCGCAGGCGGGGCGGCAAATCATTGGGAAACCCTCCCAGGTAGACATCAACTGGCGCGGCAAGGTCATGCCTCGCAGCCTCAAGCTATGGGTGATTGGCACGGACACGGCAAAGCACCTGTTCTACGGACGGCTGCGCATTGCCCATGTCGGTCCCGGGTATGTCCATTTGCCCGCCGAACTGCGCGACTCGGACGAGTTTGAACAGATGACGGTCGAGCGTCTGACTACCCGGTACATCAAGGGTCACGCCAAGCTGGAGTGGACGAAACCGGCCGGAAAAAGGAATGAGGCGCTCGACTGCGCGATTTATGCCTATGCGATGGCCTGCTATTTGGGCATTCAGACGATGAGGGAGAGTGGATGGAGCAAACGCGAAACCCGACTAATCACCAAACCCGCCGTGGCCGCCCAAGAAAAGGCGACCGAACCTCCGCTAGCAGCGGACAAGCCGCCGAAAACGGAGCAACCGAGGCGGCTGCGCATCCAGAGCAACCGGCCGCGAGGGAGGACATGGTGAAGGCCAGCAAACCGAAACTGCAAGATGACATTGTGGACGATGTGCTGCGCAGGATTATCGAGGCGCAGCCGAGTTTTCCGAGCCAGTTGGCGATAAAGATCGCGCAGCAAGTCAGGCACGATTGGTCGGGCGAATACAGCCGAATCTGCTATATCGCCAAGGCGACCGACGCTATGCGCAGCCAGAGGAACGATGCCATCATCCGCGACTATCTCGCGGGCGAGCGCATCGGGCTTTTGTCGCGTCGTTATGGCCTCTCTGAGCGGCGCATCAAGCAGATCATCAAAAGCCCGGAATAGTGAAATCAGGTGCATGAAAATTTCACGGCATTGGGGAGACACTCGCCCCAAATATCCGAAAATTGCCCATGACCGCTCCGATTCCGACCATTGAGCCGACCGTCATCGTCGCTGGTGACACGCTCAAATGGCAGAAAACGCTTGAGAACTTCCCGGCCTCGCAGGGCTGGACGCTCACCTATACGCTGATTAATGCGGCGGGCAAGCGGACATTCACCGCGACGGCAGACGGCGACTCGTTTCTGGTGACTGTCGCCGCAAGCACCACGGCCACCTGGGCAGCGGGTTCCTACAGCTACCGGGGGCAGGTTGCCAAGGCAGGCGAGGTCTACACGATCTCGACCGGCACGATGACGGTGCAGCCAAGCTTTGCCGCTGCCACGCTCGATGACCGCAGCCAAGCGCAGAAGATGCTGGATGCAGTCAATGCGGTGCTGGAAGGCCGCGCCACTTCGGCGGTCGCCGAGTACGAAATCGCGGGGCGGCAGCTTAAATACATTTCGATTCCCGATCTCTTGAAGCTGCGCGACCGTCTGCGCTTTGATGTGCAGCGCGAGGAGAATGCCGACCGCGCCGCCGCTGGCCTGCCGCCGAAAGGCCGAATAAATGTGAGGTTTGGCGCATGAAACTTATGGATCGCGCCCGCCGCTGGTTCAAGGGCGACAAGGTGCAGCGCCGCCGCTTTGAGGCTGCGCGGATGGATCGCTTGACCGCCGACTGGTTCGCGACCGTCAATAGCCTGAACCAAGAGCTGCAGTACGACCTTGACAAGCTCCGCGCTCGCGGCAGGCAGCTAGTCAACAACAACGATTACGCCGCCAGATTCTCGACAATGGTCAGGAATAACATCGTCGGCTCGGGCGGCATCCGGCTGCAGATGCGCGTCGAAGATCGCCCCGGCGTGCCGGATCGCTTGGCAAATGACGCGATTGAATCGGCCTGGGCTGAGTGGGCGCATGTCTGCGATGTGACCGGCCAGATGAGCTTTCGCGACCTGTGCGAGACGCTGGTCGGCGGTCTGCCGTCTGATGGCGAGTTTCTGGTGCGGTTCGTCAAAGGGGCAGAGGCGCGGAACCGCTTCAATTTCGCGCTGCAAATTATTGACGTTGACCGCATCGACACGACCTATAACGGCATCGCGGGAAACAACGTAGTCATCAACGGCATTGAGGTGGATAGCTACCGCAGGCCGGTCGCGGTTCACCTATTCGAGGCGCATCCGAACGATGGCAGCAGGACGAACCGCCGAAGGATTCGCGTGCCTGCCGACGAGGTGCTGCACAAGTTCAAGGTCGAGCGAGCCGAGCAGACGCGAGGTATTCCGTGGATGGCGCCGTCGATGCTCTCGCTGCATCACTTGGGCAATTTCAAGCTCGCCGCTTTGCTGGCCGCAGAACATGGGGCGCAGCATTTCGGCTTCTTCACCACGCCGGATGGGCAGTCGCCGGGAGTCGGGCAGGACGAAAACGGCGAGGTCATCACGACCAGCCAGCCGGGGGTGTTCGATACGCTGCCTGCCGGGGTGAGCTTTCAGGCGTATGACTCCAAGTATCCGAATGAGGTATTCGGTCCCTTCGTCAAGACCACGCTGCAGCGGATTGCGACGGGCTGGCGCGTGTCTTATCACTCGCTCGCCAACGACCTCGAGGGGGTCAGTTTTTCCAGCATCCGCAGCGGTACGCTGGAAGAGCGCGACAGGTGGTCGGCAGATCAGGAGTGGTTCATTCACGCCTTCATGGAGCCGGTATTCAACCACTGGCTGCAGATGGCGCTGCTGTCGGGCGCAATCACGATGCCCAATGGTTCCGCGCTGCCCTATGCCAAGCTCGCCAAGTTCTCCCGCCATGAGTGGCAACCGCGCCGCTGGGATTGGGTCGATCCAAAGAACGACATGGAAGCCAAGATTCTCGGCGTGAAGGCGGGGCTGATTTCGCCGCAGGACTTGTCGGCCTCAATGGGCTATGACTTCGAGGACACGCTCAAGGCCATTGCGTCAGCACAGAAGCTCGCGCAGGAGTACGGCGTAAATCTGACGGCCTATGACGCGCTGCCGGGGGCAACGCCTGCAGTCGCGCCAGCTGACTAATTCTCCAGAGCGGCGCTAATCTCCCGCCGTTTTTGCCTCTGTCGGCCAATCGACGGAGGCATTTTTTTCGTTCTAAAAAATTGCTCTAGGTGAAATCAGGTGCATGAAAATTTCACCTCTCATGCGGTGCAATGCCAGCATGAGCAAAAAACCATCTTCCAAGCTCCCGCAGTCTCTGCGCGACCACATCAAGGCTGACGGCGGCAGGCTCGCCCGCGCCTTCGTCGTGGATCGGGCGGCTATTGATGAGGAAGCCCGCACCGCCGTGCTGGCGTTTGCGTCCGAGACTCCGTATGAGCGTTACTGGGGCATCGAGGTGCTGGACATTAGCCAGGCAGCGATGCGACTCGGGCGGCTCGCCAGCGGAGCCAACCTATTGTGCGACCACGACATGACCGATGTGGTGGGCGTAGTCGAATCTGTCGAAATCGGCGCGGACAGGGTTGCCCGCGCTGTCGTTCGCTTCGGGAGGAGCGCACGCGCAGAGGAAGTGTGGCAGGACGTTAAAGACGGCATTCGCAGGAATGTTTCTGTCGGCTACATGATCCATCAAGCGACTCTGGTCGAGTCTCGCGACGGGCTGGAAACCTATCGCGTGACGGACTGGGAGCCGTTTGAAATCTCGCTGGTCTCCGTGCCAGCCGATGCGTCTGTCGGCGTAGGCCGCAGCGCAGACCTCCAAACAGCAACTGATGAGCGCAGCGCCGAGGTGGATCGGGTGGAACCGATTGAACCGTCCGCGCCGCTAGTCGAAGACGCGCCCGAGGCAGTCGCCGAGGCGAAATCCATCGAACCGAATAAGGAAACCATCATGACCGTCGAAGTCGTTGAGCAGCGCAACCACGCCGCTGAAATCACCAAAATTGCCGCCTCGATCCCGAACGGCGCTGAACTCGCCATGCGTGCGATCCAAGAAGGTCGCACCGTCGAAGAGTTCCAGGCTGACGCGATCCGCGCTCTGGCATCGAAGCCGATCCCGACTGCCGACATCGGCATGGACAAGAAAGAGGTCAAGCGTTACTCGATGCTGCGTGCCATCAACGCGCTGGCAAATCCGTCCGATGCTGCCGCTCAAAAGGCCGCAGCTTTCGAGCGCGAGTGCAGCGAGGCTGTCTCGGCCAAGATGGGCAAGGCTGCTCGCGGCTTTTATGTCCCGTTTGAAGTGCAGCAGCGTGACCTGAACGTGACCACTGCATCGGCAGGCGGCAACCTGGTGGCAACCGACCTGCTGACCGGCTCGTTCATCGACATCCTGCGCAATGCCATGGTCATCGACCGCATGGGCGCTCGGATGCTGACCGGCCTCGTCGGCAACATCGCAATCCCGAAGCAGACCGGCGCTGCAACCTCGTACTGGGTGGCTGAATCGGGCGCTCCGACCGAGTCGCAGCAGACGTTCGGCCAAGTCACGATGTCGCCGAAGACCGTCGGCGCATACACCGACATCTCCCGCCGCCTGATCCTGCAATCGTCGATGGATGTTGAGGGCATGGTGCAGACCGATCTGGCGACCGTGCTTGGTCTGGCAATCCAGCAGGCAGCGATCTCCGGTACGGGTTCCAGCAACCAGCCGAGCGGCATCCTCACTCGCGTGACTGCATCGGTAGCTGGTGGCGAGAACGGCGCAGCGCCGACCTGGGCAAACATCATCGAACTGGAGACGGATGTCGCTGTCGCCAATGCTGACGTAGGCACGCTGGGTTATCTCACCAACGCCAAGGTGCGCGGCAAGCTGAAAGGCACATCGAAGGTCAGCGGCGAAAACGGCTTCATCTGGGAAGGTGGCGACACGCCGCTGAACGGCTACCGCGCAGGCGTGACCAACGCAGTGCCGTCGAACCTGACCAAAGGCACGGGCGAGAACCTGTCGGCCATCATCTTCGGCAACTTCGCCGACCTGATGATCGGTATGTGGGGCGGTCTTGACCTGATGGTTGACCCGTACTCGAACAGCACCAGCGGCACGGTGCGCGTGGTGGCTCTGCAGGATGTGGATGTCGCCCTGCGCAACGTTGAGTCGTTCGCAACGATGGTGGACGCAATCACCGTCTGATAACCGATGAGCTTCGCTGAATCCTTCGAGCCGTTCTTTTCCGTTTCGGAGTTTGCCGAGCAGGCGACTCTGAACGGACAGACAGTCGCGGGGATTCTGGAGCCGGGATTTGCAGATGCGTCTTTGGACGGGTGGGGCGGGGCAGGATCGTCGCCGCGCTTCACCCTCCCGGCAGCTAGCGTGCCGCCCGGTGTCGAAGGGATGCTGCTGCAAGTCACCACAGGTTATGCACAGGGTAGCTATCGCGTTGCCAATGCCATGCCGGATGCCACAGGGTTAGTGACCCTGCATCTGCTGGAAGCTTAATTTAGAAAGGACACATCATGACTGTACGTTCAAGCGCAGGAACCACCATCAAGATCAGCGCATCGCAACCGGCGACCTACAACGCTGCCGGTTACGAAGCACTCACCATGACCACGATTGGCGAGGTGACCGACCTTGGCGAATTTGGCCGCGAATTTGCCCTCATCACGCATAACCCGATCGGCTCGCGTGGCACGGTCAAGCTGAAAGGCTCGTTCAATGAGGGCAGCATCTCGATGCAGCTGGGTCTGGATACCGACGATGCAGGACAGATTCTGGCAAAAGCCGCCGCGCTGTCGGACAACGACCACAGCTTCTGCATCACCACGCAGAACGGCGACGATTACTTCTTCCAGGCAAAAGTCATGTCGTTCAAGGTGGGCGTTGGCTCGGTCGATTCGGTGACCTCGGCCACGATCACGCTGGAACTCACCACCAACTCGGCTGGGGTGGGCATCGTTGAAGTGCTGGCTGCGTAAGTTAGGTTTTGGCGACTAGCCAAACAAGCGCACCGACTGCGGCCAGTTCGCTCCTCTCGCGGGGGGCGGCTGGCCGTAGCACGGGCAGGAAAGTGCAATCTCCCCGCGAAAGGACACCCATGTTTGAGATCACCAATCTGGCAGCAAAAGACACGTTCACGCTGGAGCTTTTGAACGGCAACGATGAGCCGCTGTTTGATGGCGAAGGCAAGCCGATTTCCGTCACCGTGTACGGCCCCGGCTCGAAGGCGTACCAGAAAGCCCAAGCCGCCCGCACGCAGCGGATGCTGGATCGGATGGCGAAGAAGGGGAAGATCAAGCTGTCGGCTGAAGAGCAGCAGCGAGAAAACGCCGAATTCCTTGCCGCCTGCACCGTGTCGTTCAATGGCTGGGCATACAAGGGCAAGGCTGACCCGGAAGCGTTTGAGGCCGCTTACAACGATCCGAGCATCGGCTTTATTGCTGAGCAAGTGGGCAAGGCCATCGGCGACTGGGCAAATTTTACGAGCAACGCATAGACGAAGTTTCGCTCTATGTGAAGCAGTTGGCGTGGCTGCATACCGCACCACGCGAAAAGAAGTCTTTCAACAAGCAGGCGCAGAGTAAAACGATGACCCGATTGCAGACGATGACCGATGCAGGCTTGCAGCCTGCCCTGCCGAATCCAGGGGCAGCAGGTCATTTGTCTGCGTACCTGTTTGAAGCGGGGCCGGTCGGCTATGGCGCGATGGGTCCGGTGCCGCTGTCATGGGCTGACCTGCAAGCTTGGCAGAGGTCGGTCGGGATTGAGTTGGCGGCATGGGAAGCGCGGGCGCTGCGTCGGCTGTCATCCGATTACATCGGCCAATGCCAACTCGCTGAAGAGCCGGATTGCCCTGCGCCGTACATTGATGCCGACCAACAGCGGCGGCAAGCCGTTGCTGATCGTGTTCGGGCGATCTTTGGGGGGCGCAAATGAAGACCGCCGACCTGTCGATTAAGCTGGTGGCTGACATCGCTGATTTGCAGCGCAAGATGGTGGATGCGCAGCGGTCGGTCAACAACTCAATGCAGTCAATTGCAAAGGCTGCGAACGTGGCTCGGCTGGCATTGGCTGGTATTGCCGGTGGCTTGTCACTCCAGGCGCTCACTGGGCTGGCCGACGCATTTACCGGCTTGCAGTCACGACTCAAGACCGTCACCAGCAGTCAGCAGGAATTGACCGCAGTGCAGGGCAAGCTGTTGGATATATCCAACCGAACCCGCGCCAGCGTCGAAGAAACCGCTAATTTGTATGCGGCGCTCGCTCGCTCAACCAAAGACACGCAACTGTCGCAGCAGCAGTTGTTGATCGTGGTTGAGACATTCAATAAGGCAGTGGCGATTACCGGCGGTTCGGCTGATTCGGCGCGTGCGGCACTGACCCAGTTTAACCAGGCGATGGCATCCGGCGTGCTGCGGGGCGAGGAATTTAATTCGATCTCAGAGCAAGCACCGCGCATCTTGGATATGTTGGCACAGTCGCTTGGCAAGACGCGCGGCGAGCTGCGGGAGATGGCGAAGGAAGGCAAGCTGACCAGCGATGTGGTCTTGCTGGGCATCTTGGATTCTGCCAGTCAAGTCAACGACGAGTTCGCCAAAATGGGCATGACGGTAAGTGGCGCAACAACCGTCTTGCGCAACAACCTCATTGCTGCAGTTGGCGATCTCGACCAAGCGACCGGCGCTTCGTCGGCCTTGGCTGGCGCAATTACAGCTGTCGCACAAGCTCTCAAGGGCGCAACTGAGTTTGTCATCCGTAATAAAGACGAAATTAAAGCTTGGATGGCGGCACTTACGGCGGCTGGAATCCTCACCGCATTACCTTTGCTTACCGCAGGTTTTAAGTCTCTGACCGCAGCAATTGCTGGGACAAATGCTGCGTTACTTGCAAGTCCTGCTGGCTGGGCCGCACTTGGTGTGGGAGCGTTGGCATATCTCGGTATCAAGGTTTACGACAGGATCACCGAAGAAAAACAGGCAACGCAGGGACTGGCGCAGTCTCTGGAAGTGGCAAGCCAAGCCCAAAGCGATAATGCGGCCAACGCGCAAGGTGCGGCCAAGGCGGCGCTGGCGGCGGCTGAAGCCAAGGCCAAGCAGGCGAAAGCTGCCGAGGAACTGAAGAAGCAGTATGACAAGCTGGTAACCACGCTGCGTAGCGATATCGTTGCGGCTAACGCGCAGGCGCAGGCTTCGCAGAATGGCTACAACAAGGCGCAAGAGGAGTTCTTGAAGCTTGCCGCCAGCCCGGAATGGAAGACCTATTCTGCGGCGCAGCGCCGCCAGATTGCGAACCTGTACGAGCAGAAGATTGCCGCAGAAGCGGCTGCGGAAGCGGCAAAGAAGGGCGCAGCCGAAGCCGAAAAGATGATCGCTGGCTTTGAGTCGCTGCGCCAGAAGATTCGCGGACAAGACTCAGGGCTGGATTCCGATTTTCTGCAGAACGTACAGTCAATCAAGAACGCATTTGACCAAGGCCGCATTTCGCTGGACGAATATGTGTCGCTGGTTGAGACCTACATCAAGCAACAAAAGTTTTACACGGACCAGCAGAAAGCGGCAATCGAGGTCACCAACGAATATGCCGATGCGAACGACAAGCTTGCCGAGAAACTAACCAAAGAATGGCAGGAGCGCCAAGAGGCGATCAAGTCTGCCGAAGACATGCTCGCGCAAATCCGGTTTGAGACCGAGGCGCTAAAGATGACCAATGACGAGCGCGAGATTGCGATCAAGCTGCGCGAGTTGGAAAGCAAGGGCATCAAGGAAGGAACGGCTGAATACGCAAAATACGCCGAGCAGATCAAGGAAGCGGTCATTGCTCGTGAGACGGTCGAGAAATCCATCGAACAGCAAAAAGAATATGCGCGGCAATGGGAGCGGATTACCGACCAGATCGGTCAGTCGCTGACCAATAGCCTGATGGAAGGCGGCAAGTCGGCGTGGGAATACATCAAGAACCTGTTCAAGACGCTGGTGCTGCGCCCGCTGCTGGAGCCGATTGTGCGTGGGGGACTAGCCTCAGTAGCTGGTGCGTTTGGCATGGCGCTGCCAGGAACTGCGGCCGCAGCCAGCGGTGGCGCGGCAAGCGGCTTGTCCACTAGCGCAGGCTTGCTGTCGCTTGGCACTGCCTTTGGTACAGGCATGGCGGCTTCGTTTAGCTCGATGATGGCCGCAGGGGTGAGCGGCTGGGCGACGGCGGCAGGCTCGCTGATCGGCACAGGCGCTGCTTCCGGTATTGCTGCTGGACTCGGGATGATCGCCGCACCGCTGGCAGCCGCGGCGCTGGCGTTTGAGCCGCTGTTTGGCCGCAAGCTCAAATCGGCAGGCATTAAGGGCGATTTTGGCGGCGAGACCGGATTTTCTGGCGTGAATTTTGAGTTCTATAAGGGCGGCCTGCTACGAAGCAATAAGACCAAGATTCGTCCGCTTGACCCGGCCACGCAGCAAAGTCTGTCGGCCACGTTTATCGCGATGCGCGAACAGATCGCGCTAATGGGCGCTTCTTTGGGGCTTGGCACGCAGGCAGTCTCGGATTTCACCAAATCGATCAAGCTTAATTTTAAGGGGCTGACCGAGGCGCAAATTCAGGAAAAGATCGCCGACACGATGAAGGCGATGGGCGATGAAATGGCGCAGTTCGTTCTCGGCGGCGACCAGTTCATCCGTGCAGGCGAGTCGGCCAGCGATGCGCTCACAAGGCTCTATGGCAGCGTGACCACGGTCAACGGTGCGCTGCAGGCCATCAACCTGCACATGTTCGACATGTCGCTTGCGGGCGCTGACCTCGCCAGCAAATTGGCTGACGCGCTAGGCGGTCTGGAAAAGTTTTCTCAGGCGACCAGCTTCTATTACGAAAACTTCTTTACCGAGGCCGAGCGGTCGGCAAAGACCGCCGAGCAAGTGGCGATCGCCTTTAGCCAGCTTGGCGTGGCAATGCCGACCACACGACAGGCATTCCGCGACATTGTCACGGCCTTGGATGTAACTACCGAAGCGGGGCGGGCGACGTTTGCCGCGCTCATGGGATTGGCTCCCGCCTTTGCCGAAATCACCAAGTCGGCAGAAGAGATGCGGCAGGAAGCTATTGATGCGGCTCGCGCCATTACCGATAGCGCACTGGCGGCGCTTGAGCGAGCAATCGACAAGCAGAGGCAACTCGCCGAAGCCAGCCGCCAGGTGGCGCAGGAGTCAGTCGATAACCTGCGCTCGGTTTTTGGCGTACTCAGCAGCGCCATTGACAGCCTGACCGGCCAGCGTGGCGGCATGTCGGCAGCAGCAGGGCAGTCATTCATCGTGCGGGCGCTGGAAACGGCGCGGGCGACTGGATATCTGCCCGACTCTGCCACGCTCGCCGATGCCATCGAGTCGGCAACCGATGGGCTGGAGCGCACCACATATGCGACATCGTTTGAGGCCGAGCGTGACCGGCTGATCCTCGCTGCTCGCCTGTCGGAACTTCGCACGCTGACCGATGACCAGTTGACCATCGCGGAGCAGCAACTGCAAGCCGCCGAGCAGCAACTAGTGGCGCTGGATGCGCAACTGGAAGCCGCCCGCACGCAGATTGATGTGCTGCGCGGCGTGGATGTGTCGGTGCAAAGTGTCGCGGCAGCGATGGCAACACTTGCGGCGGCAATTCAGGCCGAGCGGGCAGCAATGACGGCAACTGTCGCCGCTGCTGCGCCCGTAATCGCCGCACAGGCAACGCAGCCGAAGCCAACGCCGCAGACGATGAGCTACGCGCAGGCGGCACAGACGCTCAAGGCGCAGGGCATTCCCTACGGCGGGCAGGCAGGCAGCACGCTGCGCACCGCGCAAGACATCGCGAACTTCTTGGGCGCGACGATTGTTTCTTCGGGCGGCTCGCTGGTGGCCTCGCCGAAGTTTGCGGCGGGCGGTCTGCACATGGGCGGCTTCCGTCTGGTCGGCGAGAACGGTCCCGAGTTGGAAGCGACCGGACCGGCACGGTACTACAGCAGCGCCGACACGATGGCAATGCTCGGCGGCGGCGCAGAGGTGGCTTATGAAATTCGGCAACTGCGTGATGAGAACAAGGCGCAGAGTCGCGCCATCGTCGGGCTGCAAAACCGCATGACTCGCCTGCTTGAACAGTGGGATGGGTCGGGGCTTCCTGAGACAAGGGATGTGACAGCATGAGCGATCTAGCCCTGTCGATCACGCAGCCGGTGCAGTTGACCGATGCGATGCTGATTTCGACCGACATACCAGAAAACGACTACGCAGCATGGTCAGCAGGCACGACCTATGCGCTCGGCGATCGCGTCATCATGACCTCGACGCACACGATTTACGAGTCGCTGCAGGCATCGAACGTCGGCAAAGACCCGGCTACCAATTCGACCTGGTGGATTGCGGTTAGTCCGACCAACCGCTGGAAAGCGTTTGACTATTCAAACAGCACACAGACGGTCACCGCAGGCGGCGCCAACCCGAAAATCAGTTACACGATTCGCGCAGGCGAGGCCGTGTCTAGTGTCGCGGTGCTAAATGTCGATAACGCGACCTCGCTGCTGCTCAAGCTGACCGATCCAGTCTATGGCGTGGTCTACAACCGGACGGTGGACTTTTCTCCGCTGCCGCGCCAGCCAGACTGGTGGTCATGGTTTTTCGGCCAAAAGATTACGCCAACCCAGTATGTCGCCAACGATGTCCCGGCGTACCCGAATGCCGATCTACTGGTGCAACTGTCGGGCAATAGCAGCTTGGCGGTCGGCGTAATCATGTTCGGCCAGCAGAAAAACTTTGGCCTCGGCGTGTCTTACGGTGCGCGGGTCGGCATTCAGGATTACTCGGTCAAGCAGACCAACGAGTTCGGCGATACCACGCTGCTGGTACGGGCGTTTGCCAAGCGGGCGAACTTCTCGCTGCTGGTCGAGAAGGCCGAAACCGACGCGCTGCAGAACTTCCTCGCCGAGGTGCGTGCCGTGCCGTGCTTGTGGGTTGGCTCGACCGAATACGAAAGCACAACGCTGTTCGGCTTTTACAAGAATTTTGATGTGCTGATCAGCTATCCGCAGCACTCGGAATGTGAACTCGAAATCGAAGGGCTTACATAATGGCGATTACTCCACTACCCACACCTCCGCAGCCAACCGACACCACGGCGCAATTCAACACCAAGGCATTTGCCTGGGTGGCCGCGCTCGGGACGTTCGTGACTGAGGCCAATGCGACTGAGGCGGCTGTCGATGCTGATGCGGCGACCGCAACGACGAAAGCGGCAGAAGCGTCGGCCAGCGCCACGGCAGCGGCCAGCAGCGCCAGCAGCGCAGCGACGAGTGCGACAGCGGCGACGAATGCAAAGAATGCCGCCGAATCAGCGCGGGATGCCACGCTGGCGGCTTTCGACAGTTTCGATGACCGTTATCTCGGCGCTAAAACTTCTGATCCGACTGTAGACAATGACGGAAACCCACTTGTAGCGGGGGCGCTGTATTTCAACAGCGTCAGCGGCGTAATGCGCGTCTACACCGGCTCCGCATGGGTTGCTGCATATGTGTCGCCGGATGGATTGCTCCCGCTGGCTGGCGGCACGATGACGGGCGCAATTACGTTCGCAGGTGGGCAGACTTTTCCTGGCACTGGCGATGTAACGCTGACCGGCACTGAAACGCTGACGAATAAGACGCTTACTGACCCCAAACTAACCCTTGGCGGCAGCAACGGCACCACAGGCCAAGTGCCTGTGTCGCAGGGCGCGGGGTTGCCGCCGGTGTGGGGTACGGCGGTAAGCGCAGAAATCAAAACCCCTACCAATGTCAGCCCTGCAAACGCAGCAACCAATATCAGCGACACGCCGACACTTACCGGATCAGCATATTACAGTCTCTATGGTGTTCCGATGGCGGCTGCGCAGTGGCAGGTTTCTACGTCCTCGGGATTCGAAACGACGGTAATTAGTACCGGCGATGTCGCTGGAACGGCGATTTCTTACACCGTGCTTACTGGCGCTTTGTCTGTCAGCACGACCTACTTCTGGCGCGTGCGCTACAAGGATTCTGAAGGAATCTATTCGTCGTGGTCGATTCCGACATCGTTCACGACGGCGGCGCAATTCAATAACTTCATTCCAACGCCCGCCGCAACACCTGCCAATTTTGGCGATGCGTTTGAGGGTGGTTTTTATACCGGGATGATTTGGAATCAGGTCACGCAATCGTCAACCAGCACCGTTATTGGCACGGGCAGCAAGACATTTACGGTGACCGACGCGGCGCCGCTGTTTTACTCCGGCCAACTCGTTGAGATCCGCAGCCGCGCCAATCCGACAACGCAGCGGATGATTGGTACTGTGACCGCGTCAGTCGGCACTACGCTGACAGTCAACGTCACCTCGGTTGACGGTTCCGGCACTTTGACGGACTGGTCAGTCATGGCTCGTTATCGGGTCATTGTCGCGCCTAAGTCCTCCGGTGAAAACGCGAGCCTGCAATACAAAAACGCAACCACTGCCGCGCCGACCGCCACAGGCACACTGTCTGAAGGCTGGCGCGCAACAGAGGCCATGCGCGTGGCCGACACCAGTACGGTGTATCCAGCGGCGCACTGGACACGCAATCTGAATATTAACGGTCGGACTGACTGGTACTTGCCAGCGCGTGATGAGCTTGAACTGTGCTGGCGAAACTTGAAGCCGGTTACAAACAATAACTACGCGACGGCAGACCGCCCGACAGGGTTTACGCCCAACTACACCAATCTGGGCAGTATCGGCACCAGTGGCAACCAGCACGGCGTCAACTTGAATTCCGCGCCCCAAGGTGCCGCCTACACAACAGCAGTGCCTGGACAAGTCGCTGCGACGAATTTCAGAACGGGCGGTGCTGAAGCGTTTGAGTTTGGATCGGCCTATTACTGGTCAAGCACTGAATACAGCGCCTCCGGCGCGTGGTACCAGGACTGGTCCTCGTCGCTTCCGGGCTACCAGAACAACCTCAATAAGCTCAATACGTTCCGAGTGCGAGCCGTTCGGCGATCAATCATTTAATCCTTTCCAAAGCCATGGCTCAATACAAGCACTTGCCGATCTATAAAACAACTTACGAGTTGTTGAATCAGATCACCATGGCCACTCGCGGTTTTCCCAAGGACTTCAAGTACACCTTGGGTTCGAGACTGCGAGAGGAATGTGTTGAGCTTGTGCTGTTGATTTTTCGAGCCAACTCCAATCTATCTCGGCGTAAAGCAATTATGGATGCGTTGGAGCGAGTGCAGGTGCTTGAGCTGCTGTTACGTCTTTGCAAGGACATGCGGCTTTTAAGCATCAAACAGTTTTCCTCGGCATGTGAGCTAACAGACAGCCTTGGCCGCCAGGCTACAGGTTGGCTGAAGTCCACACCTTTGGCGATGGCAGAGTCATGACTATCACGGCAGTCATGAGCGACCAATTGATCGGGACTGCGCCCGCTGCCGCTGCGCAGCGAGACGGCGCTTGCGCCAGTTTCACTGAGGGTGCGCCTTCGGTGCGATGTGTGAGTGCGCAGTCAAACGCCTCCAACGCGTGGAACCAGAACTGGAACTCGTCGAATCCGGGCTACCAGAACAACAACAATAAGAACAATACGTACCGAGTGCGAGCCGTTCGGCGACCGAAACTTGAGGGCATGGACGCCTTGCCTACAGCCGAGGAAATTTTTACAGCCTACTACGCCTGTCGAAAATCGAAGCGCAATACTTGGAACGCCTTAAAGTTTGAAGAGCATTTAGAGCGCAACTTGATGGCGTTATTGCGTGAAATACGCAATGAGACTTATGAAATCGGCGTAAGTGAATGTTTTGTGGTCACGCACCCCAAAGCGCGTGAGGTGTGGGCTGCTGATTTTCGTGACCGAATCGTTCATCATCTTTTGTACAACCGGATAGCGGCGCACTTTCATGCTCGTTTTATTTACGACAGCTACGCTTGCATACCGATGCGCGGCACGCACCGCGCCGTTGACCGTATTGAAAAGTTCATGCGCTCAGTGACGCAAGACCGCAGCCGGCCGGCATGGTACTTGAAGTGCGACGTAGCCAACTTTTTTGTAAGCATTAATAAGCAGATTCTAGATGGGTTGCTAACCAGGGAAATAGGAAACGAAAACTGGACGATGCGTCTGTGCCGCACGGTTTTGCACGATGATCCGGTGAAGCGGGTGCGCATCAAATCTCCAGCGTCTTTGATGCGGCAGATACCCGCGCATAAAACTTTGTTTGCAGCTAACGGAAACGGCCTGCCCATCGGTAACTTAAGCAGCCAGTTCTTCGCCAATGTCTATTTGAACGAGCTTGACCAGTACATAAAACGCCAGCCGTGGGGAAAGTACTTTGTCCGCTATGTCGATGACATGATTATCTTTTCGCAAGACCCCAAAGTTCTTTGGCCTGCCGCGCAAGCCATTGACGCGTTTTTGCGTGAGCATTTGATGTGCAATCTGCACCCGAAGAAAACACAAATTGCCCCAGTCGCAAACGGGCTTAATGTGCTTGGATTTGTGGTGCGCCCTTGGGCGCGATACATCAAACGCGAAACTGTAACCAACGCCATAAACAGAGTGTCTGGCATGTGCCGCGCTAAAGCAGAACCTAAAGATATTCAAGCTACGGCGAATAGCTATTTCGGAATATTCAGACAGGCAAACGGCTGGAACGTACGCTCGAATTTAGCGCAATTACTGCGCAAGCATAAGCACCGGGTTTCCAGTAACTTCGAGAGGATGTACTTATGAAGCGCATTAAATTTACCTATGTTGATTCCTGCACAAGAGTGTCCGTCGCCAAAGCGCCAGCCGTTAACGGACCTGTTTTCCCTGTCTTCAAAGGGTTAAATTATCTGTTCGCGCTGGAAAGAAAATACCCAACGTATGTACCGGAGTTTGTCGGTGAGTGCGCGGATGACGCTGATTTGAACGTCGAAGGGTTTCTCAAAGAACTTAGCCAAGAGGAATTTGAGTACGAGCAAGCAGAAGAACTGAGTGCGCAAGCGCATCGGGTTCGCGCAGAAAGAAACATCAGGCTTCAGGCTTCAGACTGGACGCAGGTAGCCGATGCGCCGGTTGATCAGGCGGCATGGGCGGTCTATCGGCAGGCACTGCGGGATGTGACGGCGCAGGCTGGTTTCCCTTGGAATGTTCAGTGGCCTGCTAAACCGGAGTGACCATGAACGAGTTCGACGGCGATTTCTTTACGAAGCTCGGCGCAGGGATCGCCGCGATTGCGGCTGGCGCATACGGTGTGATACGGCTGTTTAAGGCTGACCGGCGCGAAGACAAAAATACAGCCATGACGGACGGCGCGATGACGCAAGTCATCCAGACGCTGCGCGACGAAGTATCTCGCCTGTCTGAGCGGCTGGCAGCGGTCGAGGCGGCAAATCGCGAGTGCGAGGAGCGCAACGCCGAATTGCAGCGCCAGATCATCGAATTGCGGCAGCAACTGCACCTAGCATGAATCGCGATCGACTGAAGAAGGCGCTAGTGCGGCATGAGGGACTGAGGCTGAAGCCTTATACCTGCACGGCCAACAAGCTGACCATCGGGGTCGGTCGCAACATTCAAGACAACGGCATCTCCGAAGCCGAGGCGATGCTGCTGCTGGAGAACGACATCGATGCAATTGTGCGCGACCTGAATCGCGCTTTGCCCTGGTGGCAGCAACTAGATGAGGCGCGGCGCGAGGTGCTGGCAAATATGGTGTTCAACATGGGGATCGGCACAGTCCTGACGTTCAAGAACACGCTGGCGGCGGTGCGGGCAGGAGATTACAAGAAGGCTGCGGCGCTCATGCTGCAGTCGAAGTGGGCGACACAAGTCGGCAACCGAGCTAAAGAACTCGCGGCACAAATGGAAACGGGCAAGGCAACCTGATGGGGGTGTTATGCGCAATTTTCTTTTCGGCCTGTTTCTCGGCCTGTCGGCTTCGACGTTCGCCATTGAGCATATGAGCGACGGTTCGATTATTCTGGATCGGCACGATGTGCAGCGGATCGAAATCCAGTGGTATCAGATGAATCAGAATCTTGAGATTTGCTCGAACATCGTGCATGACCTGCGGGAGCGGCTGGAAGCGGTGGAGAAGGCGAAATGTACTTGAGGCTCGCTGTTGCGGCGGTCATCTCAATAGTCTTGGCGGGGGCGGGATGGAAGTGCTATGTGATGGGCAAGCAGGCGGTGCAGCGCGAGTGGGATGCGGAGAGGGCTGCGCAGGCGATTGCCGCTGCCGAGGCCGCGAAGAAGGCGCAGCAGACAGCGGACACGGTAGCCGAGAAGGTCGCGCAGTCTGCCCGCCAGGATCGGGTTGTCTATCGCACGATTTACAAGGAGTCTGCCCGTGTCGCGAATGATTGCCCTGCTAGTGCTGATTTCAGGCTGCTCCACGATGCCGCCGCCACCGCAAGCGTGCCGGATAGCGGTCCCGCCAGAACTGATGCAGCCGCCGTCCCAGCTCAAGTCGTTGCCGAGACCGTGATCGAGAACTACGAGGGCTGTCGCGACAATGCCCGCCGCCTTGAGGCGCTACAGGACATCATCCGAGCCTACAACGGGGAATAGATGCCGAGGAAAAAGCAGGAAGCCGAAGATTGGATGCCGCGCTGCGGATCGTGCGCGTTCTTTGTCGGTGATCCGGCAGACGATACGGGCGAGTGCCGCCGCCTGCCGCCCTATATGTTCCCAGATGGCGAGGATGCAATCAGCTTTAGCTTTGCCATTACCAAGATTGACCAATGGTGCGGCGAGTTCAAGCGGCGATGTGATAGCTAGGCTTTGGCGTGTGCATACATGGGGTGTACACACACGAAAGCCCGGAAGGGTGAGCGATGAATCAGAGGTTGCTGACGGATACTGAAATACGCAGGACGGTCGAAGCACTAAGAAAGACCGATGGCAATGTGACCGAAGCGGCTAAGCTGCTAGGGCTGGCGCGTCAGACGGTACAAAACCGCAAGATCATCATTGAGCAGGGGCGGTATACCGTCACCAAGGAACCGGAGTTCGAAGCCGCGCCGATTGCCGATAGTGACATGAGCGTGGAGGAACTGGTCGAGTGGCGAAAGCGCCAGTACGAACGAAAAAAGCAGGCCGAGGAAAAAAACCGGCTGATTGATGTGAAGGTCAAGATCGGCGGTCCGATTGGCATCCTCTGGTTTGGCGATCCGCATGTGGACGATGACGGCACAGACCTGGCGATGATCGAATCGCACGCAAGGCTGGTCAGGGAAACCGAGGGGCTGTTTGGCGCAAACATCGGTGACACGACGAACAACTGGGTGGGCAGGCTGGCGCGGCTATATGCGGAGCAGTCCACGACCGCAGCGCAGGCGTGGAAGCTCGCCGAGTGGTTCATCAAGCAGGTGGACTGGCTGCTGGTGATCGACGGCAACCACGATGTGTGGAGCGGGGCAGGCAACCCGATCGCCTGGATGACGCGGGGGATTTCCGGCATTCATAAGCCAAACGGCGCACGCATCCGGCTCCAGTTCCCAAACAAGACCGACATCCGCATCCATGCTCGCCATGAGTTCGCGGGCGGCTCTATCTACAACCCTACCCACGGCGTGATGAAGGCCGTCCACTTCGGGGTGCGCGATCATCTGTCCGTCTGCGGACACAAGCATGTCAGCGGCTATGGCGTGCTGAAAGACCCGGAAACCATGCGTACCTGCCATGCGGTGCAGATTGCCAGCTACAAGGTGTTCGACCGCTACGCTGACGAGAAGGGGTTCAGGAATCAGGCGCTGTCGCCGTGCGCGTTGACCGTGATCGAACCAGCCAAGCCAGATGACCATCCTGACAAGATTAAGGTCTTTTGGGAGCCAGAGGAGGGGGCGCAGTATTTGAGCTACCTGCGGGGGAAGAAGTGACGGACGATGCCGACCGCTCAGATGCCAAGATCGAAGCCGCCATCGAGGAAGGCATCCGCAAGGCGCGGCAGGGGCAGGCGCTGCGCTGGACAGGCGAGTGCCATTTCTGCGGCTGCGAGGTTAGCAATCCCGCTAACTTTTGCGACACGGATTGCCGAGATGATTACGAGGCCGAGCAGCGGGCAAAGCGGCTGCGGGGCGGGTAAAAGCCTGTGTTATTGCTGTAATGGAAGATCAATCAAATCAATTACTTAAGCTAGGCGTTTATTTGCTGCAATAACGCAAGTCTGAGCGCAAAACATAGTGTTCATGCGGGTTTTCATTGATAGTTTGCAAGGCTACGAACCAAGGGGTCGTGGGTTCGATTCCTGCCGGCCGCGCCAAAAAACGCTGTAAAAAGAACGGGTTACATCCACAAGGTGTAGCCCGTTTTTCTTTGTCTGCGCTATTCACGCCATTCTGCGCTATTCAACCCCATTTCCTGCCGCTTTTTTGGGCAGCGCCAGCGGCGTGACCCGCTCAGCTTTGCGCCGGTAAATCTTCTTGGTGGTTTCCGAACTGGCATGGGAAAGCAGCTTCCTCGCTTCCTCCAATGTCGCTGCATCCGATCCGGCTTTCGCCCGCAGATCGTGTTCGGTGAACCGCTCTTTGACCTTTGTTTCCTTTAGCACGCGATCCATAAACCGCTGCCACATCGAATCCCACCCATCGGCGCGGCCCGTGGCCGGATCGTAGTAGCCTGACCCGTTCCGCTTGCAAAACAGGTAAGGACTGATCCGGGGGCGGCAGGCAATCGCTTGATCAATCACCTGGCGCAGTTCGTCTGTCCATTCGTAGACGGTGCGCTTGCCGCTGGTCTTGGCAACCTTAGCGCGGGCGGTATGGATGCCGTCATCCTTGAGGTCGGCCATGGTGATGTTCAGGATGGTTTTGCGGTCCATGCCGGTGATGATTTTTAGCCGGATGTACGCCTGAATTGCTTTGACAGACCCGGACTTGAACGTTGACTGCAGCGAGAAGCACTCAGCGATTTCCCAATCCTCGACGTACCGATCCCGTGGCGGGTTATTCTTTAGCCGCACTTCGTTCTTGAACGGGTGGCGGTCAATGAAGCCCCATTCGACGGCCTTGGTAAACGCATGAGACAGCACCTCAACCTCGCGC